GATAAAGTTGCAGAACTTAAAAAGTCTAAACCTGCATTTGGTACTAAATTTAAAGAGGATGGGTCCCAACCACTTAGGTCTTGGTCAAAAACAGGGTTCAAATGGAACATTCTAATAAAGTTATTTGCTCCTGACATATCCCAACCATCTACTGCTCCATTAAAAGAAGTAGCTTCTCTAAACATACTGTTAAAACTGTCTATTCCATCTACTTGCCAACTATTTAAAGACTGATTAAAAGAACTTGCTCCTTTAAACATAAGGTAAACACTTCTATTTTTTTTAACGTCCCATTCATTTATGTACTGATTAAAGCTAGTACAATCCCTGAACATTCTTGTCATAGATGTTACGTTAGAAACGTCCCATTTCCCTAAATCTCCGTTAAAATTTGTTCTACCATCAAAAGCATAACCCATATAAGTAACCTGTGAAACGTCCCAATTTTGTATTCTACCATAAGGGGCAAGGTTATAATCTCCATCATCGTCTTGTGCTAAAATATCATTTATTGCAGTCTGAAAAGTAGCATCTGTTAAAGGTTCGTTTAATTCTTTTAAACCATAGTAGATGCTTCCCCAACCAACTGGCAAAGGACTTCCCCACCACGTTGTATTATAAATTCCCACCATAATTATTTGTCTTTATTTTCGTTCATTAAATACCATTTGTGCATCGTGTACAAAATAGATATAGTTAATAAAACAATTTTTAAAAATACGTCTATACTTGTCATTGATATTCCAAATGTTCCTGCATTAAATGCTAGGGTTTTATAATCGTTTGTCATTTTTTGTCTATTGATTTTAGCTTCTTAGAAGCCCAATTAATACCAGAAGTTCCACCCCAACCTAGCCAAGCAACGTATCCGTTGTCTTTCCAGGGTGTAGACTTATTTTCTGGACTTACTGCTGAATTTTTTTTATGTCTTTGAAATGCAGACATTCTAGCGATTGTTTCCCTACTAATGTTTTTTCCTTTTGCTAATTGATTAGCACGAACCCAACCTGTTCTAGTCATACCTTTGACCTCACTTCCGTATTTTTCCCTCCATTTTAATACTTTCTTAGCATTATTCTTTGCGCTTTCAGGATAATCATTGTAAGTTTCTAGGTTAATCTGGTTTCCCTCGAAAGACCTATAACAAATTGCAATAGCTTCTGATTTTTCGTGATTCTGCATAACTTGTGGTACGCATCGAATCATAAAATCCTTTTGCTTTTCTCCTATTTTTTTATTTGGTATCGGCATAACGGTAATAAACTCCTTTTTTCTTTATAACTAAAACTTGCTTTCTGTTTTCCTTTTTTGACTTATAAGAAATATGCAACCATTTAGGTTCGTTTCCAAATTCCCAGATTAATTGGTCGAAATCTAGATTGTCCTTTATGTAATGGAACATTTCAAGGTTCGTTTTACCACCTAAAGATGTTATGTCGATAGCATTACCTGATAAATGACTAGATTTTTTGCTCCCACCTAAAGCAGTATTTAATTTTTCAGAACGATAAAAACTGTTTACTTTTATTGGTGCTTTTACCCATTCTCGTAATGGTTCAAATAATTCCTCTGCAACTATCTTCATATTTTTTAAAACATCTTCATTCGGTATGTTTTCGATTTTAAATTGAGCAGCATATTTTGAGTGAGTAGATTCCTTGTAAGTTATATGCTCACTAATATTATTTTTTTTCGCCATTACTTAATTTTTTTGAATTAATACTTTTTTTTATTTTCTGTAAAAAAACCTCTAATTTTTTTATATTTTTTTCTTTTGGTTTATATATCATAGCACCCACCCATTAAAAGTAGCATCATAACTAGGGTAAATATCGTCATTTGTATTGCTAGTATATTCAGGATATGTTGCTTGGTTAAAACTCATAAAGTCAATAAATCTCCTAGAGTACCATTCTGCATTTGTTCTTGCTTTTTCTACTAAAAAGTCTACTTCGTTTTTATCTACTGAAACCGAATTTTCTGATGTGTGTTTAAAAACCCCTCCTTGCTTTACTTGGTATGCAGCAAATGGATAATAATTTGCTTGTGAATACCATATTAGCATAGGTACAATATAATCGTCTAGGATTGTTTTCCATCTTGCATTAGTAGGGTCTTCAATATTAGGGATTGCACCAGATAAACCATTGTATAAATCTGTACCCATTATTTGTTGTACGTCTATCTCTTGTGCTATCTTTATAAACTGAATAAATTTGTTAGTAGAAACATTGCCATCCATTATTGAATGTCTTGCAAGGTCTGTTCTATTTATGAATAATTGTGTAGCCATCTATCTTCTTTTATTTGTTGGTAAAAATCCCTCATTAGGCATATCAATAGGAAGTTTTGAAACTAAAGGGTTATTTTTTTCAGGTTTAAATCCTGCTTTTCTTGCTTGGTTTACACTTATTTTCGGAGCATTTGGGCTTTTAATGTCAATAGTCCCTTTTCCTTTTTTCATATACGTTTTACGCATCCAAAAATGATGACAAGCACCACCTCCTTTGTAGAGCCAAACTGAATATGTTAAAGCACCTTTTGGTCCCCATCCAACCTGTCTGCCATCTTTATTAACGTATGAAGAATTTACCTGTACATTTCCCATCTTTAAAATATCTTCTTTACGGTATATTTTTTTTGCAGCTACCATTTTTTTGCAAAAACTTCGACTATCATTTGATTGTAAAGAAGCTTTTAGTGGTGCATATTGATAACGAACTTTAAATTGAGTTCCATCTATCGTTTCATCCTGACTACTCTTTGCATTTGGTCTTGCAGTTCCTGTAGATACAAATTCCCATAATTTTGAAAGTAAACTTTTTCCTTTTGTGTTTAATTGGTTTATTTGATAATCTAAAGCATCTTCGTTTTCATAATCAACTTTTCGTTCGTCAATTAATTCCCATTCAGTTAAATCTTCGTCCTCGCCAAAAGATTCCAAAGTAACTTCTTCTAACTTAACGCAATTAGGTACTTTTTTACCGTCTTTGTCTTTCATCCCCCTTTGCTCGTAACCATCCCAACAAGGTGCTTTTAATTCTTCGTGATTAACACAAGGCATATAATAAGTAACCCCCTCAACGTCGTGTTCGTGTGAACCACCGCACCCCATTTCTTCTGCTACCTTTTCTGCTTCCTCTTTTGTTTCGTATGCCTGGATTCCATCTATTTTTTTAAGATTAAACTTTTGCATTTCTACTCCTGTTTCTTCTTCAATAGTTTCCTTGTCCTGGATTGACTTGTCTACCTCTGTAAACTCTAAAGGTTGTAACGTTGTAAAGTATAGATTTAAGCTAACATCATTATAAGCTAATATCTTATCAAAGGAATCTATTAAAAGTTCCTGAAAAGGTCTTATAACTGTGTTATCCATTAATAAACTTGCAGTCTTTATTTCATCTGCATTATTTCCTAAACCTGATTGGTCTTTTATACCTAAAAGCATAGGCGAAACAATCCTGTGAGCAACCATTATTTTTTTAGTTGATTCCTCACTTAAAAATTGGTATTGGTTATGTGCATCCGACAACTGAACTGGTGTTATTTCTGCTTGACTTTCTTTATTGTCATTAAATGCTAAAATAAATTTTCCTGCATTACTAGAGCCACTAAATTTTTGTGCTATTTTATTTTCTATTAATTGTCTTTCTTGTTGGTTAGGTGTACCATTGTTAAAATTAATTAACATACTAGGGCTTAAACCATTTAAAATGTTATTTAAGTGGTAATTTGACACTTCTTCTTCAAGTTCTGCATATTGTAAACCACCTTGATAGTCCACAGGCGAATAGTAATAAAATCCTGCCTTGTATGGTTGTATGTATAAAATTTCAATGTTTTCCCTTGACATACCAAAAGCAGGTATTCTGGTAGGTATATCATTTCTTTTTATATTTGCCCAATCTTTGAAATAATAATATGCAGGTACGTCCCCATCTTGGTTGCATTTTTCTGCTCTTAAAGTTTCAACAGGTATATGCTCAATTTGTGCAATCGTTTTTCTATCCTTAGAATAAATAATTTGTACTGCACATTGTCCCATTAATTTAAGGTCATAGCAAAGTTTTCTTACTACATCTTTTTTAAATAAAGAAACCATTTGTGCGTACTCATTTGGTTTCTGACTTGAATTAGTAGCATTTAATCCTTTTCCGTAAATAGCTTGACTGATTCCATTTATTGCAGC